GGGTTGACCTCCAAATACGGCCAGTTTTGTGTGTTGGCCGTTTTCCACTGGTTTTCGTAGCCCTCGAACTGTCCACCGTAGCCGATGAACGGGGCTTTGGGGGCCAGCGCCAGCATCTCGGCTTCTTGGCTCACCCAGTAGTTGTACATCCGCTGCGCGTCCTTGGCGTTACGCACCAGACCGCTCAGATACACACGCCCTTCGACCTCAAACTCGTTACCCACGACGCGCACGACGGGGATGTACTTACCCGCCCAGTCGCGTTCTTCAAGGATCTCGTAGCCGTTGATCTTGCACCACTTGACCTGCTTGCGGTCAGCCTGACGCGAGCGCAGCGGTTTGCCGTACATGGCCCGCATTTGCTTGTCCTCGGGCGTGCCGTCGAACGCAGTCTGGTTGCCGGGGTACAGGTTAAGCTTGGCGCGGGTGTAATCGATGTAGAAATACTCAGCGATCCGCACCGTGTTCTCGTTGAGCCACTGGCTTAGGGACTGGTCGCCCACACCCAGACTCATCAGGGTGCTCATGGGTGCGGCGTCCGGGTACAGGCGCTCGTATTCCTCTTTGGTCAGATCTTCGGTGATGAAGCACCACTTGGCATCCGAGCCACATGGGTCTTGAATCATCGGGTCCATGTAGACCGAGAACGAGTTGCGAATCCGCCCGATCTTGATGTCCTGATCGAAGGTATCTTCGTCGCAGTATTCCGTCAGGATGCGGACGTACCCTTCGCCAAACGTCACCTGGTTTTCGCAGGCGGTGTCGTAAGCGACGTCGGCGTCTGAGATGTACTCAATGTGCCGCACCACGCCGTCGAACACCTCAGCGACCTCAACGTCCGCGTTGTCGTCGGCCGGAATGACTTTGCCACGCGGGCGGTTTTGCCGCTGGTCGTTCGTGACCTGCCGAACGTGCTGCGGCAGCTTGTTGATCGTCAGGCACGGTCGGGCGTTGATGGTCTGCCCTTGCACCGCGCCTCGGGTCGCCAGCACATCAGCAGGCCACTGCCAGTGGTTGTCCGGGCTGCCTGCAAAGAAGCGCAGGTCGTCAATCTCGTCTTCCCGAGTCTCACTGTAGGCCGAGATCGCCATGTTTAGGCGCGACCGAGCCGTAGCCAGAATGTCTGAACTGCCGCTAGAAACGTTACCTGCGGCTGCGATGCCGGAATAGTCCATGTTACTTCTTCTTTTTAGCCGCAGCACGTTGCGTTGAGTATGCAATCGCCACCGCCTGTTTCTGCGGTTTGCCGTGCGCCATCTCAGTCTTGACGTTCTTTCGGAAGGCTTCTTTGGACGCAGATTTGACCAGTGGCATGTTATTTCTTCTTCGCTGTCTTAGCCGACTCTTTGAACGCCTTGGCGGTAGGCGCACCCGGTGAGCCTGGTTTACGCATTTTTTCGCCTGATCCGGCCTTAATGCGTTCGCGTTTAGCGTGGATGTTACTGTAGAGTCCGGGAGGAGTTTTCATTCTATGCGATCCTTGGCAAAAAGCAGCCAGTTTTAGAATCGTGGGCCAGCGGGTTGGTTACAGTCGGATGTAGTCGGGCATGTTCTATAGTCTTCAATACGCGCAAATTTTCTGCTCGATTATCGCCGTGGACGCCGTTGATGTGATCCACTTGTTCGCCCGGCTCTAACGGTTTAATGAACGCATGGGCAACAAGACGATGCACTAAAAAACACTTGCACCGCTCGGTTCTAAGACCACCGTTGCGAAAACGCACTTCTAGATACGGTTTAGTGCGTCCGGTGTCTTTTTTAGGGGTTAGGCGCATGATGCGCTCGGGCATCCATGTTTGACCGCCACCTTTGGTTCGGCGATACCTCGCCAGCGATTTGACTCGACCAAGTGTGCTCACTTGATAGCGGCCTTCATAACCTTGGATATCCGCCCACATTTCAACACTTCCAACGTCGCATTGCTGCTTTTGCACGGCTTCCTGGCTCCGATTTTTCTGCGATAGGAGCCATTCTACTACAAAAAGACTTTTTCCGCCCCTTGTCAGCCTCGGTCTTGGGGTTTGGTGCTGGTGCCTTGAGGTTGGACCCTGTGGCGGCGTTGTACTTGGCTCGACCCTTGGCGGTCAGCCCAGCGCCCTTGGACACGGGCAGTTTCTCACCCCGTCCAACGCTTAACGACACGCTCTTTTTGGTCGCCATACTAGGCACCTAGCCAAGAAGTAGTCTGAAACTGGCGGTTTTGCGTCACAACCCGCCGCTCTGCCCGCTCATTGTACTCCCGATGGGCCACAGGAAACGCAAACGTGACGGCAATCGCGTCAGCAGCGTCCGGTGAGGCCAATCCACGGGCTTTCATTTCTTTTTTGCCTTCAAGAAAGATGGTCCCCGCCGAGTTTGGCTTCTTCATCGGGCCAATCAGGTCATCTTTGAGCCTGCGATCGTTGGGAATGGACGCTGTTTTGAGCCATTCGCGCATCGCGCCCCAGATTTCCGCCCGCTTGTTGCCCCACATCACCGGGTTTTTCGCTTTCCAGCCAAAGTTCACACCCCTAACCTTGTACTTCTGCTCGGTCAGTCTGTCAAGGATGCCGTAACCTAGCCCGCCCTCGTCAATGACGGTCAGTGTGGGGCGAAACTCCTCGATGGCGTCGATAACGTGCCCGACGGTGGTCATGGTGTCGTCGCCTTTGAACCGCTTGATCGCTAGGATGTCCCGCCCCTGACGCACCGCGATCACTGTGCTGTCCATGCCGCCACGAGCCGGGTCTACGCCGATGACAATAGGCGCGGTGATGTCCTTGTACGGTGGCCGTTTGGCGGCGTCGTCTACTAAGTGCGGTCCGATAAACTGGTCTTGCCCGCTCTTGGGAAAGTCACCGTAGACCTCGACGCGGGCCTCGTCGCTGTCCTCGCCATACTCGTCGATGATTTGCTGATAGACCTGCTTGTCGGTGCCCTCGACTTCCCGAGCGTCGATCTTGCGTGATCTCCAGAACTCGCGCTTGTTGCCGTCTACTGCTTCATAAAAATACCCGGTGTTGCGCCGCCCGTTGGAAAACGCGAACCAGTACCGATCAAGAATGTTTTCTGTGAAAAAGCCCGCAGCCACCGACCAGATACTGTCTGGGATGCCGCTCGCCTCGTCAAACACGACCATCATGCCGTCCATATTATGGACACCAGCGTAGGCGTCAGGGTTCTCCTCAGACCACAGCTTACCCTCAGCGCCCCAGTAGCGCGTACCCTTCTTGAGATCCCGTTCAACGAGGGTGGTGAGCCACTGGGCAGGCTGCAGGCTCGTGGCTGTCGGCTCCCACCAGTGCGAGTTAAGCGCCATGGTGGCCCACTTGGTCAACTCGCCCCATGTGACCTTGCGAAGCTGCGCTTCCGAGTTAGCGCTGACGATCACACTGGACCCAATCCGAGTAGTCAGCATCCACAGGATCAGCCAACTGACCAGCGCCGACTTGCCTACCCCGCGCCCGGAGGCCACTGCTTGGCGCATCGCCTCGATGACCTCACCCTGCGAGATGTGTCCTCGGTTGTCCTTAATGACTATGCGGATCTCGCGCAGCACCTCGCGCTGCCACTTGCGCGGTCCTTTAAAATTTTCGAGTGGTGTGTTCTTCTGCCCCCACGGGAACGCAAACATAACAAACGCTTCAGGGTCGTCCTTGATTTGCGGCGACCACAACTGCGCCATCAGGGTTTGCTCATCTTCAGACGAATAGATCGGCTTTTGCATTACGACTCGCTGTCCTCGTCTTGGTGCGTCAGCGCAGGGGCATCCACCATGTCGATCACGTTCAACATGCGAGCGTTTGCCTGCTCCAGCGCTGCGGTGATTGAGATGGATGTGGACAACTCCACTTGACGCGACTCGCCGTACGTCTTGCGATTGTCAGCCTGCATGAGCCACTTATAAGTGTCGATCTGCAACTTGGATCGCTGTACGTCCTCGGTTGTATCGCCACCCTCGGCAATTTCGATCATGCGCCCAGCCCACCACTCCGTGCGAAGTTCTTTCGCCTCCTTGTAGCGCTGTACACGCCGGG